TTTAATATTTAATGCTGAGGCACGTAAGTTTAGACAACAAGGATTTTATTGTTCTGCTCCTTTTAAATCAAAAGATTTTAAAGTTTATTGGGATGACCAAAAACTTAAATGCAGAAAAGGAATAATAGTTAAAAGTAATGGAAATTCTTGGTATTTAACAAGAGACTATTATATGTGGCTTAACTTTCTTCCTATATATGACAAGGAAGAAAAGAAGTTTGATTTTGCAAAGGTGAGAGATGCACAATATCATTTAGCTCTTTATGAAATTCTAGCAGAACTAAATTACAAGCATGCTATTATTTTAAAAAAACGTCAGATTGCTTCTTCTTATTTCCACATGGCAAAAATTATAAATACCTATTGGTTTGAAGAAGGTAGTATATGTAAAATTGGTGCATCTCTTAAAGACTACATAAATGAAAAAGGTTCTTGGAAGTTTTTAGAAGAATATAGAAATTTCTTAAATGAGCATACAGCTTGGTACAGACCTTCTGAACCTGATAAAGTGTTTGCTTGGCAACAACGTATTAAAGTGAGGATTAATGGAAGAGACACTTATAAAGGATTAAAATCCACTATAGCAGGTTATTCATTTGAGAAAGATCCTACAAATGGTGTTGGTGGACCAGTAACTTATTTCTTTCATGAAGAAGGAGGTATTGCTCCAAAAATGTATGACACATACGGATTTATTAAGCCAGCATTAAAATCAGGTGATATTATTACAGGACAGTTTATTGCTGCAGGTTCTGTGGGTGATCTTGATCAGTGTGAGCCCATGAAAGAATATGTTTTACATCCAGAAGAAAATGGATTTTTTGGTGTAGAATCTAATCTATTAGACAAAGATGGTGCAATAGGAATCACTGGTCTTTTTATACCTGAGCAGTGGAGCATGCCTCCTTACATAGACCAGTATGGTAATTCTTTAGTGGAGGAAGCACTAGAAGCTTTGGAACGTAGATTTGAAAAAGCCAAACGTGATTTAGCACCAGATGCATATCAGTTAGAACTTTCTCAAAGTCCAAGAAATATAGAAGAAGCTTTTGCTACACGTAAGGTGAGTGTATTTCCTCCTTATCTAGTTTCTAAACAAATGCAACGTATATCTGATAAAGAATACTCTGTAGAATATTTAGAACTTTCACGTGATGCAGAAGGTAAAATTATAGATAAGCCTTCTCGTAAAATTCCTATAATGGAATTTCCTATTTCTAAAAAACTAGAAAATAAAGAGGGTGTTATATGTATTTATGAACGTCCTGCAAAAGATGCTCCTTTTGGAATGTATTATGCTTCTGTGGATCCTGTAGGAGAAGGTAAAACAACAACATCAGATTCTTTGTGTGCTATGTATGTCTATAAGAATCCTGTAGAAGTAATTAAGGATGAAGGAGATGGTAAGGTGAAAAACTCCATAGAACGTGATAAGATAGTGGCTTCTTGGTGTGGACGTTTTGATGATATAAACAAAACACATGAACGTTTAGAACTTCTTATAGAATGGTATAACGCCTGGACGATAGTGGAAAACAACGTAGCTCTTTTTATACAATACATGATTTCTAAGAAAAAGCAGCGTTATCTAGTTCCTAAAGACATGATTTTATTCTTAAAAGACATTGGAGCTAATAGAAATGTATTCCAAGAGTATGGATGGAAGAACGTGGGTACACTTTTTAAAGGCACTATTCTATCTTACGGAATAGAATTTCTTAAAGAAGAACTAGATCATGAAACTAAACCAGATGGGGAAATAGTTAAAACTATATATGGAGTGGAACGTATTCCAGATATTATGCTTCTAAAAGAAATGCAAGCATACAGAGATGGTGTAAACGTTGACCGGCTTGTAGCTTTTTGTGCACTTGTAGCTTTTGCTAAGGTGCAGCAATCCAATAGAGGTTTGACTAAACGTATAGAGCATGGAGATAAAAAGTTGGATAACTCAAAAAAATTTAGTAAATTAAATTGGGGACCTTTTAGACATATTGGTTCTTCAGGGAGAAATTCTAACGGTATGAAAATAGCTCGTTCACCCTTTAAAAACTTAAAATAATGGAAAATCCACTATATAAAGAGAAAGTAGGTATTCTAAGTAGATTAATAAAAGAAAGCTCCCTTACACTAGAGGAAGCTTTATTGCTTTTAAAAGAAGAAGACCTGGAAGAAGAGAAAGAAGAAGCTGTTGCAGAATCTCCAATTAAACACGTTCCTGGTTGGCACAATTCGTATATTACTCCTAATCAATTAATTGGTAGATTACCAATTATTTATACTAGTGGTACTGCAGGAACCGGTTCAGGAAGTTGTACCACTGTTAGTAATACAAATTTAGGAGGTTACACCACCACTACGTTTCTTACAGTTGATCTAAATAATTAATAATCATGCAGTTATATAATGCTCTAGATCTCAAAGCTGGTAAAAAAGCTGAATATAAAAAGATGGGTACGTTAACGCAACCCATTCAGTTTTTACTAGAAAAAGAGAAAGACGATGAATGGAGAGCTCACAATCTTGATTGGTTAGAGTTTCAGGGAATGAAGCAACTCAGACGTAATGCTCGTAGGTTAATGAAAAACTACAAGCTTGCAAAGGGTATTATAGATAAGACTGATTATATTGTAGAAGAAGATAACGAAATGGCAGATTTGATAGATACTCTTACAAAAGAGGATGCTTCTGCCTTAGAACTTAAGTTTTATCCTATTATTCCTAATGTAGTGAACGTTCTATGTAATGAGTTTTCTAAGCGTTCTTCCCGTATAATGTTTAAAGCAGTGGATGACATTTCTTATAATGAAATGTTAGAAGAAAAGAGATCTATGCTTGAAAATGTCCTTTTAGAGGATGCTGAGCGTAAGATCATGATGCAAATGCTCAATATGGGAGTGGAGTTAGATAGTGAAGAAATGCAAAAAGCAACAGCTCCCGAAAATCTAAAACAACTTCCTGAAATAGAATCTTTTTTTCGTAAAGACTACCGGTCAATGATTGAGGAGTGGGCTTCTCATCAAATGAGTGTGGATGAGGAAAGATTTAAAATGCAAGAACTTGAAGAGCGTGCTTTTAGAGATATGTTAATTACAGATCGTGAGTTTTGGCATTTTAGAATGATGGAAGATGATTATGAGCTTGAACTTTGGAATCCTCTTTTGACTTTCTATCATAAAAGTCCAGATGTACGTTATATTAGCCAGGGTAATTGGGTGGGTAAAATGGATCTTCTATCTGTATCAGACGTTATTGATAAATACGGATGGATGATGACTCAGGAACAACTAGAATCTTTAGAAGCTGTTTATCCTATACGTTCAGCAGGTTATGCTATACAAGGTTATCAAAATGATGGGTCATACTATGATGCTACAAAACCACATGACTGGAATACCCAGATGCCTTCTTTAGCTTATAGACAATACATGTCTGTATATGATAATCAGTTTGGTACTGGTGATATAGTGGAATGGATTCTTTCAGACTCTGAAGACACTGTAGATTTTGGAAAATCTCATATGCTTAGAGTATCTACAATCTATTGGAAATCACAGCGTAAGCTTGGTCATCTTACTAAAATCACTGAAGAAGGTGAGATTATACAAGATATAATATCTGAAAACTATAAGGTTACAGATAAACCACTGTATAACACAGCTTTATATAAGCAGAAAACTAAAGATAATTTAATCTTTGGTGAACATATTGATTGGATATGGATTAATGAAACTTGGGGTGGTGTTAAGATTGGTCCAAACCGTCCAGCATTTTGGGGCATGAATAATCCAGGTGGTATAAATCCTATTTATCTTGGACTCAATGGAGGTAAACCAGGGCGTATTCCGTTTCAATTTAAAGGTGATAGTACACTCTATGGTTGCAAACTTCCTGTAGAAGGAGCTGTATTTGGAGACAGAAACTCCCGTAGTACATCTATGGTAGATCTTATGAAACCCTACCAAATTAGTTTTAATATAGTGAATAACCAAATAGCTGATATATTAGTAGATGAGCTTGGAACTGTTATTCTTTTGGACCAAAACTCTTTACCGCGTCATTCTATGGGTGAAGATTGGGGAAAGAATAATTTGTCTAAAGCATATGTAGCAATGAAGAACTTTCAGATGTTACCCTTAGATACATCTATTACTAACACTGAGAATGCATTAAACTTTCAGCATTATCAAGTGCTTAATCTTGAGCAAACAAACCGTCTTCTTTCTCGTATTCAGCTTGCTACATATTTTAAAAATCAAGCATTTGAAGTTATTGGTCTAAATCCCCAACGTATGGGAGCACAAATAGCCCAGCAACAAACAGCCACTGCTGTAGAACAAGCTATGAATGCTAGTTATGCCCAGACAGAACAATACTTTATACAACATAGTGATAACTTAATGCCAAGAGTTCACCAAATGAGAACTGACCTGGCTCAATACTATCATTCTAAGAAACCTAGTGTAAGACTTACATATATAACATCTAAGGATGAAAAAATGAACTTTGAGATGAATGGTACAGACCTTCTTCTTAGAGATCTTAATATATTTTGCACTACTAAAACTAATTCCCGTGCTGTAATGGAGCAGCTTAAACAGCTTGCTATAAATAATAACACCACTGGTGCTTCTATTTATGATCTTGGAAATGTTATTAAATCCGAGTCTATAGCTGAACTTACTGGTGTTCTTAAAGCTGCTGAGGAAAAAATGCTTGCTCAGAAACAACAAGAGCAGCAAGCTCAGCAACAAATGCAGCAAGAAATGCTAGAAAGTCAAGAGCGTCAAAAACAAATGGATCTTCAAGCCCAGTCTGATCGTGATGATAAGATGATACAAAAAGACATCACTGTAGCTGAAATACGTGCAGCTGGTTATGGTTCAGCAGTAGATATAAATGAAAATAAGCAGTCTGACTATCAAGACGTTTTAGAAGGAATTAGAAGTGAGCAACGATATCAAGATCAAATGAATTTAAAAAGAGAGTCTGAACTTTCTAAAAAAGAACTTGGTAATCAAAAGCTTCAGTTAGATAGAGAAAAGTTACAGACCCAAAAGCAAATAGCAGATAAACAACTGCAGATAGCTCGGGAAAATAAGAACAAGTATGACGTAAAGTCTTCTTCGAAGAAAAAGGATAAATAGTTATAGCTCTATTATCCATACTTCAGGTATTTTTTTATAATACATTTTAAATTTTAAGAGTTTAAAATCGTATATTTTTAATGTAGAAGAACCCCCATAAAAAACCAAATAACTTATGGATAATCAATCAAATGTACAGACCAATGTACAACAAGTAGACGTTGACATTGACAGTTGGTTAGGAGCACCTGGTGCAGAAAGTGTTGTAACACCTACAGCAGTTGATGCAAGTAAACCAGAAGCCAGACCAAGTATTTTTTCTAAGAAAGATGTTGATCTTAGTTTTATTGACAATGATGATCAAGTTGGAGCAGATTCTAGTGAAGATGATCAAGCTGACAAAGACAAAGACAAAGAGAAAAACGTTCCACGTGGAACATCATCTACAAGTGTATTTGATGAGATCACTGAAGAAGATGCTGAAGAAGATAATAAACCTAAAGGTGGACGTCCTAAAACAGAAAAATCTGGTTTAGTTGAGTTTCTTAAGAAGCGTATAGAGTCAAAGGAAATGTTTGCTTTTGATGATTATGATGAAAGTAAACAAACTCTTGATGACTATTTAAGTGGTCTAGGAGAAAAAGACGTAGAAGAACTTTGGCAAGCTAACATAGATAATCTTAAGCAAGAGGTAGCTGCTAAAACTCCTAAAGAGTTTTTTGAGTCATTACCTGATGAACTTCAATATGCTGCTAAATATGTAATGGATGGAGGACAAGATCTTAAAGGTCTTTTCCAAGCTCTAGCTCAGGTAGAACAAGTGAGATCTTTAAATCCAGCAGATGAAAATGACCAAGAAGGTATTGTTAAATCGTATTTACAAGCTACCGGTTTTGGTAATGAGGAAGAAATAGAAGAAGAAATTACCACTTGGAAAGACCTTGGTGTACTAGAAAAGAAAGCCAAGCAGTTCAAACCAAAGCTAGATCAGATGCAAGAAGAGATTGTTCAGTCTCAACTTGCAGAACAAGAATCAAGAAAACAACAACAAGAACAAGCTGCTCAGGCTTACATGCAAAATGTGTTTGAAGCTTTGAGACCGGCTGAGATTAATGGGTTAAAACTTGATAAAAAAACTCAGGCTCAGCTTTATAGTGGTCTTGTTCAGCCTCAATATCCTTCTATAAGCGGTCGTCCTACAAACTTATTAGGACATCTCTTAGAGAAATATCAGTTTGTAGAACCCAACTATCCTCTGATTGCTGAAGCTTTATGGTTGCTTTCCAATCCTGATGAATATAGACAAAATCTAGTAAAACAGGGTAAGAATCAAGCAGTTGAACAAACAGTACGTCAGCTAAAAACAGAACAAAGTCGTAAAAATGTTTCTTCATATCAAGAAGATGAACAAGAAACAAAAACACGCAAAATAGCTAGACCTACAAATATATTTAAACGTTAAAATATTTTATTTAATCTAAAATCCAATTTACTATGCCTACTCCGAGTTTAAACAACGGTATTTTTCTGCGGGATACCAGCTATCAAACTAGCTCACACGTAGATTCTTACCACCTTTCTAATCTGCTGAAGAGTGCAGAGCCTACCGACCTTGGTCCGGTGGATCTTTGGGCTATGGCACAGAAGGTAGAAATGCCTCTGTACCAAATGTCTAGCTTTGGTGGAAAGAACGTTATTTCTGTAGATAACGCACGTGGTGAGTACAAATGGCAAGTTCCTGTAGCTCAGGATCTTCCCTACATTGTAGAAGATGTAGAATCTGCTAACACTACCAAAGGTGTTGACGGTCAAACATTTAAAATCAAAATTAACAAACGTTCTTTTGGACATGGTGACATCATCACTTATGACAAATACAACGGTGTGGAAATGTACATTGTACAAGATGAGATTATTCCCGCTGGTGATGGTTTCATTTACACTGTACAACTTGTTAACAGTGATACTACTCGTTTCTTAGACAACCGTTATTTGAAGGTTGGTACCAAACTGTTCCGTAAGAGTTCTGCTCGTGGAGAATATGGTGAGCGTTTTTCCGATCTTGGTAACGTATCTGCTGGTTTCCGTGAGTTTTATAACTATGTAGGTGGTGCAGAAGCACACGTACATTATAGCATTTCTAGTCGTGCAGATTTGATGTTGAAAGGTGGTCTTCGTGCTGATGGTACTGTACCAGTAATTGAACTGTGGCGTAACTTTGACAAGAATGTAGATCCTTCTGTTCATTCTCTTGAGACCATGGCTGCTAAAATGGGTAAAGACTATGTAAAGAAAGCTTATCAGTCTGGTCAACTTACTCGTTCTTTCCTTACAGCTCTTGAAGCTGCTCACCTCACTAAAATTGCCAATGACATTGAGAACTACTTGATGTGGGGACAAGGTGGTAAGGTGAAGCAAGACGGTCCAGATGATATCCGTTTGTCTGTAGGTCTTTGGAAGCAGCTTGATAACTCTTTCAAGCGTGTTTACAATAAAGCTTCTTTCAACCTAGATCTTTTTAAATCTGAAATCTTTAACTTCTTCAATGGTAAGGTGGAGTTTCAAGGACCAGATCCCAAACGTTCACTGGTTGTACAAACCGGTATGGGTGGTATGCGTCTTGTAAATGAAGCTATTAGACGTGAAGCTGTTAACTCTGGTCTTGTTATTAATGCTTCTGAAGTTGGTGCTATCACTGGTAAAGGAATGGATCTCAACTTTGGTTTTGCTTACACTCAATATGTTATTCCTTTCTTGGCTAACGTTAAGTTTGTATTGAATCCTGCATTTGATAACATTAATACTAATGACATTGAGAATCCTATTATTGATGGTTTCCCTCTGTCTAGCTACAATTTCATTATCTTTGATATCACTGAGAATACTAACGACAACATTTTCTTGTTGAAACTTTCTTGGGATAATCAACTGAAATGGTTCTATCAGAACGGTACTATGGACTATATGGGTCGTACCCAAGGATTCCAAAGTTCTGGAAACTTTAATGGTTACCGTGTATTCATGACTCAAACAATGCCAGCCATCTGGGTTAAAGACCCAACTAAGGTGTTGAAGATCGTTATGAGAAACCCTGTAACTGGTGGATCATTCTAATCTGATTCCCCCGGGTCCCTGACTTATCAAACCCGGGGGTAAAGATACCCCCTCTTAGGATAGTATCCTAAGATCACCTGTTGTACGCACACCGTGACTGATCACACGGGGAGTTTGCAACTCTCAACAGGTTCAATTGTTCGGAAATTCCGCACAGTTTAAAATAAAAAAAAC